GACCCTGTGTCGCCACCATTTCGGTTGCGGGGAAAAGCCAGGGCTGGGCTTCCGTGGTTGTGCTTTCCCTGTCTCGAATGTAGACTTGGATAGTTTCAAACCTGACCTGGTTGCGCCCGCCTTTTTTGAAGGAAACAACTTTGTGAAGATTTCGCCGATCACCTGGGCCGGAGTTATCAGACCCGCCCATAGGCAAAAATAGACCTTCGGAATATGCGACAAAGGCACGGGCAATAAGCAGGCTTTTCCCTTTGACATTTTTGTTGCTACGCGATCCGTGTACACGTTTTTTTCGGTTTATCTTGTTAATCCGCATAGATGTTATAACCGGCCTGCCGCGATTGCCGCCTCTGGCAGTATCCGTGGGAATGGCAAGCGTTTGCCCCCTGGAGGTACGCTCGCCTCCCAGCTCCTGCCTTTTCATCCATTCGGCTTTATGGGTTATCCCAACGGTTGATTTGACATCAGATAGTTCATAGCGCCCCTCCGGCATGGGGGTAAACTGCACCTGACGAATGGTAAAATTATTGCGAAGGGTAAAATTATCCTCGATATTTTTCCTTGCCGCTTTTTGAGCCATACGTGCCTGCATATTAACGGTGGTAATGGCCGCTTTTACCAAGTCGGCCTGTATATCCTCAGCCATCAAGTGGATATTGCCGTCATCGTAGACTATTTTTGCCAAGCTCATGGTTACAGATTATGCGGGGTTAGGAAAACAAGCTATTAATTGCGTTGACGCAATTGGGAGAATTACTGATGCGAGAATTGCCCTCTTGACTTTTTCCTTGCCAGACACAATACTTTTTGTTATGGGTGTCCGCGCCCACAGCAGAGGATGGATTTGAGGGACGTTCTTGATCCTTCGGGGTGAGGCGTCAGTTGTCCGCCATTCTCTGCTCATTTTTTTTCCATAAGTCAACATTAACTGCCTCTATTGAATAAAGACGTTTATCAAGCCCTTTTTGGATATATTCTTTCACCGTAAGTTTAACCAGGAGAATGCAATCCATGAATTCCATCGGTGCATAAAGATATCTCCTGTCTTTGAGGTTTTCATTGTTTTTGCCTGGATGCAACTCAAATTTCCACGGCTCTATAGCGGTTGAAAATAATTTATCAACATTTGCCGCTGCCTTCCAATGAGCCATCGCATTGAATGAATGCTGCATTGCTTGGCCGCTTACAATTTCATCAATCGACTTTCCTGATAATGTTACTACAAGACCTTCTTTGCTCGCCATGCTTCCATTTTTCGCTATCCCTTTTAGGATTTCAACGGCTTCCATTCTATTTTGTGCTATCCGTGGCATTTTTGCCATTTCCAGGACTTCCTCTGGCATTCCGAAATCATCAATTTTCAGAGTTTTTGCTTTTTCGGAACTACTGTCCCACGGTTCTTTTTTCACCTTGCCATCCATAGCTTATCATGAGATTGCATAGTAAACGTAACACCCGACCCTGTCAATTCATCATGTTCATAATCACGGCTTCTGGTAAAACTCCCCCAGCGTGGCATTTTCCCAAAAGGCAATCCAGTCCAGCGTGGGAAGCCACAAGTGCTCCCTGCACCAATATTCCGCAACCAGCTCAAGGCACGCAAGGTTGTAAACGTAGGTGTCAAATGCGTGGTTATCATGGCCGAATTTTGTCACCCAAACATAGCGGCGAAATTTTTTCGTTACCGCATCCCTTTCCTCTTTCCTACTTTCCGCCTCAAATTGCTTGAAATAATCATCGCCAAAATCTTCCCTGAAATTGGGATACCAAAAAGGCTGGTTCTGGCCTGTAATCCAAAAAGAAGCTGTCATGGCATTGCTGATATTGTCCTTCAGCTTCCCGGTATTGATGTGCAGGATGTTGGCAAACCCTATCCGTTGCAGGGCAGCGGGGGAGAAAAACTGGTATGTTTCCCCATTGGGCAGATAATCCTTCCCCTTACAGCCGAACATACCTTGAGGGTGCCGCTTTAGATACTCGTAAACGTATGTGGTATTGTGGCCGGTGTCTATCATACAAGCTTGTATTCTGTACACTTTGCCATCCGTCCCAATGTACCGCTTGTTGGCGATTATCAGACTAAGCCTATCCCAAACGCCGTTGAATTCCGCGGTATTTCCTTTTATTTCGAGGAATTCCAAGGTCCAGGTTACGCCGCCGTAAGAGTATCCCTTTATATCCACATAAAGGTTGTTAGGCTGCACGTCAACCGATGCTATGAGAATCAGAATAGGCGAACCGGCATCGCGCACGGCCATATCATTGGGAACTCCGCGGGCGATAAGCCCGGATTCGTCATTGACGATAACAAACCCCGTCCGGCGGAACTGGATAGCACGGCTGTATTCAATCTCTTTTCCGCCTAACTCCTCAAAAGTAAGCCCCTGCTTTGTGTTCCTGAAAAGCCGGTACTTTTCCTTTTCTTTGATGCGGTTATTCTTTATGTCCCAACAATCCGCCCATTGCAGCACCATATCCTCCCAACTGTACATCCCTGGAGGGTTGTATATCGGCGTGATATGATACGACCTCCTGTTGGGCACTGTGGGCTTTGCCGTGGGCTGCCATTCCCCCTTGGGGATTATCACCGCCTTGTCATAGTTCTTCATGGTTTTGCCGCAGGCGGGATTCCAGCATTTATATGCGACAGTTTCGATGATTGGCTCAAAATCCTCGTTATTTTCCCATACGATTCCCCAGGTGTAGCCGGATTCGTTTTTGCCACGCCATACCAATTCCTGCATAGCGTCACAATGCTTGCAGGGGACAAAAAACTTCCGCTGGTCGCCGTCCTGATAAAGTTTTTCTATTTTTGACGTTTGCTTTACAAGCGGCGTGGAGCCCCAGAAGATTTTCCGTTTGCTTCCGGTGTATGCGTTGGTTCGATTCCGTACAAGGTCAACTACCGGACCCTCTTTGGGGATGGAGTCGGGGAACGCATCAACCTCGTCAGCCAGGGCGCATGGATAGGACATCCCTCGGAATCGGTCAGGACTGCGACTGCCGAAAAAATGGAGGTAACCTCCAAGGTATTCCTTTGCATTGCCTGTATCACCGGTGTTTTTACTTCCCTTCTTTTTCCGGCTTTGCGAAAAAATCAAATCTCTTGCTCCTGCATTATCTATCATTTTTTCGATCTTCACCTGCACTGATAGCTTCATAAGTCCGGCATCAGCGGTGACATACATTTGCGCCTTTGGGGCGCTCATTATGTTGTACAGTAGCACAGTCTCAAGCACGGCTGTAGTGGCTCCCATTTGGTTACCTTTCATCAAGGCAATTTCCTGGGTAGGATTATCAGGGCTGAAACAATCCACAAGTTCCCGGAAGTAAGGGAACTTTTCAAAACTGAACTTGCCGGGGAAAGGGGTGAGGTCGCTGGTCAAATAGCGCACACGTTCTATAAAATCGCTTGGCAGTTCGTGATGCAAGGAGTCGGTAAGCTTTTCTATTTGTTCTACAAGAAAATCAATGTCCCCGTGGAAAATTTTTTCTTTAAAAATCGTTTCTGTGCTCATTAATCTTCGGCAGCCTCGGCTATGGCTTCTTTGATTTTTTCATTCAGCCTGTCATCATCCTGGTATTTTGACCGCAAGCCCCTTAATTCATGGATCATTTCCTCTTTCGCGTTTTTGATAATTTTTGAAAGTCCCGCCTCAAGCTTTCGGCTTACTTCCAGCCTGGCAGAACCTCCCCGAGACTGAACAAGCGCGATTACTTCATCAACAATTGATTCGGGGTACTCAAGAATACGCTTTATAAGGCTATCTATGAACTGGATCAACCGAGATGTCGCAAAATCCTTCTCGATAAGCTGAAGCCGCCGCTCCCTGACTTTTTGATCCCGTTCATCTGCGGCGGCCAAGTCCTTGAGCATCTTTACGTATTCTTGCATTCCGGGCAAACCTTTGAATTTGATCACCAGTTCCCTCAAGCTAAGGCCCAACAAGCGCTGCGGCAATCCGGCAAATTCTGAAATTTCATGATCGGACAGGCTGGTAAAGTCAACTGGCGGCGGAACCGCCCGCCGCGCCGCGCCCGAATCGGCGGATTCCAGTGCCGCCGCGTTGCTTTTCAGGCGGCGGCGTGCCGCGTATGCCGCGTTGACCGGGTTCTCGGTATCCAGCAGGCCCGCCGCGTTGCGGATGAGCGTTTTGTTCTTGATTTTCCGCCCGATTGATGACGGCGCTACGCCGCAGATGCGCGCGAATTCGGCGGGAATTACCTCGGCCATAGCGCTTATGCTAAGGCGGCGGCGCCCGAGAGGCTATTAACTTGCATTGCATTTTGTTGCATTTTTGTTGCGCTGGGGAAAATTTTGGCAGACATGTTGCTGTGCGTGCCCCGCCGCGAATAATTGCACGCGGGGGTGGGGGCTGCCCAGTACCTTTTTTCGCGGGCCGGGGTAGCCTGGGGCTGTTACACGTTACACAATTTTCTCGGCGTGGCTATTGCCATTCTATAAATGTAAATTTCTCTTACTTCACTGTTCTATTATTGAAATATGCTTTTTTTTATATTTAGCTTATTAACTTATTATATATATAAAAAGTGTAACGTGTAACAACCTATAAGATAATACAAAATAAAGGGAATGGAACAAAAATCGCAGGGAAAGAACGCAGCGCGGGTATAGAGATTGCGTTGACGCAATTGGCTACTGTTTTGTTACGCTTTTTGTCTTGCGGGTATAATGGAATAAACACACGTGGGGAAGGGCGCAACGTGTTGAAAAAGCCATGTGACGTAAAGCCGGAAGTTCCAACAAAACAGTGTTACGGTTTTGGGGAGAGAGATACCATTAAGAGGGAAATAATTAAAAAAAACACCAATTCAATTTGCCCTAATTACCCCGCACTGCCAATTGCCTGCGGAAGCAGGGCACGGACAGCGGCACCAGCGTCCGGAACTTCAGCCAGGGCCATTTCAAGGTTTTTTCGGTTATAGTAATCCACCTGCGCTATCGAATTGTGGCCGGTGAATTTTTGCAAATTCCGGGCATCGATATTGACGCTCATTCTGGTGACGTAGGTATACCGCAGGGAATGAGGTACAAGCCTTCTTCCGTCAGGGATTAAATCACTCTTAATCTGAATATGCCCATTCCGCCAATAATTCTTCTCCTTAAGAGTGTTTACATCCCAGGTAAGTCCTGATTTTATCAGCGCAACCGTGAACGCCTTTCCTGCCATCGATTCTGAAATGGGGAGCCCGTTATGCGTAAACACGTAATCTTCCCCGCTGGCAGAGTTGCGTTCTATGTGCCGTTTTAGAAGGTCTAAGGTAAAGTCAGGGTAAAGAACAACACGCAGTTTAGGGTGTTCAGGCGATCCGCATTTATTGTATGTTGTCCGGGTGTTATCATCTTTTAAAAAACCGTCAATAATGACAGCCTGCTTTTCAAAAACAAGCTGTTTTACTCTTAATGCTCTGGTTTCACCAAGCCGGAGTCCGCCGGAAAGGGAGCAAAGAAAAAACAAATAAAAATCATGCGTAAAGTTTTTCGGAACAAAAAAGCGTTCCAGTTCAGCCTCGGTAAAAATATCCGCCTTTCGGTAAGCATTTCCAATTCTTGGAAATGTCGGCTTGAATATTTTACAGCCCAAAAACTGGCTTTCCTGATATATTTCATTCAGGCATGATATATAATGATTTTTCCATGAACCGGAACGCTTTACAGAAAATAGGTAATTCATAACTTCATCCATCTCAAGGGAACGCAGCATACGGTCTCCCCAAACATCGGTAATATGCTTTAAGTAATTGCGTCCCTCGGCAATGATATCTTTACTGACGGATTTTTTTAGCTGCTGGCGGCGGTGAAGATGCGGGCTTCCGGGGATAAACATCGTCTCAGCGATTTCTCTTATCAATATGTCATTGATGTCGGCCCTGCGGGCAGGCTTTGCGGTACTATCAGAAGATGAAGGAGGAAGGGTACGGATGAAGTCTTCAGCAGCCTGGCGGCTTTTGACCGCCGTTCCGCAAGATTTTTGCACCTGTTTCCCGGCAGCGTCTATATAATAATAGTACCAGCGATAAACCGTTTTACCATTTTTCAGTTTCTTTGGCTTTTTGAATGCGTGATATTCAAGTTTCGTCATCGGCTTGACCTTTACTTGACCTTCATTTTAGCCTTTTGCGGTTCTGTTCATCATAATTCCTTATATTATAAGGAATTAGCTATGAGACACGGCCGACTCGAACGGCCCACCTGCTGCTTAGAAGGCAGCTGCTCTATCCGGATGAGCTAGTGTCTCTTGGATTATGATTTTATATCAAAAAAAGACGTAAGAGTAAAGACCCCAACCCGTGGCTTTTCTGTCCTGGAAACAGCAATTCTAAATTTGGAAAAAACCAAGTAAACTAAAGGGCATGAAGAGGGGAAAATTAGGCACGCTGGTGGATTGCCTAAGCGAAGCGGTAGACAAGCTTCCAGGACGACCGGTATAC